CGGGCCTCGCGCGCGTGCAGGTGGTCGACGCCGCCGGCGACGCCGTGATCGCCGTGCGCCGCCGCAACCTGACGCCGGCGCAAAAGCGCGCGCTGACCATCGCCGACAACCGCACCAGCGAACTCGCCGTCTGGGACGCCGACGCCGTGCGCGCGGCGCAGCTGGAGGGCGTGGACCTCGCGCAGTTCTGGAGCGCGGTCGAACTCCACCAACTGATCGGCGATGGCGCGCTGAAACCCGGCCGCACGGCACCCGACACGGTGCCGGCGCGACGGACCACGACGATCACGCGCGGCGATCTGTTCACGCTCGGCCCGCATCGGCTGCTGTGCGGCGACAGCACCGATCGCGGGGCCGTGGCGCGCGCGCTCGAGCGGCCCGCCGATTTCTGTTTCACGTCGCCGCCCTACTCGAATCTGCGCCAGTACGGCGGCGACGTCGATCTCTCGGTCGCGCACCTCGCGGAGTTCCTCGCGGCGGCCGCCGATCGCGTGACGCTATTCGCCGTCAACCTCGGACTTGTGCGGAAGGACAACGCGGTCGTGCCGTACTGGAACAGCTACCTCGAGGTGGCGGCGCGGCACGCGCTGAAACTTCTGAGCTGGAACGTCTGGTACCAGGGCGCGCAGGGATCGGTCGGCAAACTCTCGGCGATGTTTCCGATCGAGCACGAGTTTATCTTCGTCCTCGGGCGCGACAAGCACCGGATCGCGCGCACCGTCGCGAACAAGGCCGCCGGTCATGTACGGCCACCCGGCGATCGCCAGGCCGACGGCTCGGTGCAGCAGCGTCGATCGGTCGTGGTCGCCTCCCATCGCCCGCTGGGCACCGTGATCCAGCTGCCGCCGGAGGTCACGCGCGAGCCAGGCGTCAAGGATCATCCGGCCCGCTTTCCTGTGGCGCTCGCGGTCGCCTACGCGCGCGCCTGCACACCGGCCGGCGGCGTCCTGTTCGACCCGTTCGCGGGCAGTGGCACCACGCTGATTGCCGCCGAGCAGCTCGGCCTCGCGTGCGCCGCGATCGAGATCGATCCGGGGTACTGCCAGATGACGATCGACCGCTGGGAGGCGTTCACCGGCGCGCGCGCGGAGAAAGTGAGGGCCGCATGAGCACCGCGCGGGCGCGCACGTCGCCGCCGGCCGGCACGCTGGCGCTCAGCGACCTGCAGGCCGATCCGCACAATCGCCGTACGCACAACCCGCGCAACCTCGGCATGGTGCGAGAAGCCCTGCAAAAAGTCGGGGCCGCGCGGTCGATCGTGATCGATGAACACAACGTCGTCCTCGCCGGCAACGGCGTGCACGCGGCCGCCGCCGACGCCGGCATTCACACCGTCCGCGTCATCGACGCCGCCGGCGACGAACTGATCGCGGTGCGCCGCGCCGGCCTGACCGACGAGCAAAAGCGCGCGCTCGCGCTGTACGACAACCGATCGGGCGAACTCTCGACGTGGAACCTCGAGCAGCTCGCCGCCGACCTGCAGGGCGGCCTCGATCTCAAGCCGTTCTTTTTCGACAAAGAACTGGCCGCGATGATGCGCGCGACCCACAAGCCCGGGCTGACCGATCCCGACGCGCTGCCGGCGCTGCGCGCGACGACGATCAAGCCGGGCGACCTCTTCGCGCTCGGCGGTCATCGCGTGCTCTGCGGCGACAGTGCGTCCGCCGCCGACGTCGACCGCCTCACCCGCGACGCGCCACGGGCCGATGGGCTGTTCACCTCGCCGCCCTACAACGTCGGCGTGAAGTACGACACGCACGACGACTCGCCGCTGGCGCTGGCCGAGTACTTCGGCTGGCTCGAGGGGCTGGTGCGCGCCTGGGCGGCGCACCTGGCCAGGGGGCGCGCGTTCGTGTGGAACGTCGGGGTCAGTCCGAAAACCGCGCCGCACCGCCACGTGCTCATGCTCGAGGCCTGCGGGCTGACGTTCCTGCGTCAGTTCGTCTGGCACAAAGTCGGCGTGCCGGTGCCGACCTTCCACGCGACGCGGGTCAACCCGCGCCTGCGCAGTCTGACCTCGAACTACACGCATGAGATGCTGTTCGTCATGGGCACGAGCGACGAGCTCGCCGTGGGCGCGTCGCAGCCGGCGCACGATCACGCGCTCGAGCATGACGTGTTCTCGATGAGCCAGGCGCAGGCGACGGTCGATCTGCCGGCCGGCGAGCAGCGGACCGGCGTGCAGTCGAACCTCACGCGGCGATCGATGAAGGCGCATCCGGCGGCGTTCCCGGTCGCGTTGCCGCTCGCCTTCTTTCAGCACTACCTTGGCGCCGGCGAACTCGTGCTCGAGCCGTTCGGCGGATCGGGCAGCACGATCATCGCCGCCGAACAACACGGCGCGCGCTGCTTTGCGATGGAGATCGCGCCGACCTACTGCCAGCTGGCGATTGACCGCTGGGAAGCGTTCACCGGCCAGAAGGCGACACCGATCGCCACACCGTCGACGAGATCGAAGAAGGGAGCGCGCCGCGATGTATGCGCGGTCGCAAGCCAAAACCGACCGACCAGAAACGGCTCGAAGGGAACCCGGGCAAACGCCGGCTGAATCGGGACGAACCGAAACCGCCGCCGCCGTCCGAGGCCTTCGACCAGCCGCCGCCCGAACTCGAGAACGACGCGATCGCGGCCGCGGAGTGGCGGCGCCTGGCGCCCATGCTGCGCGTCGCGCGGCAGGTCACCGAAGCCGATCGGACGGCGCTCGTCGCGCTCTGCCTGGAGTGGAGTCGGTACCTCGACGCGATCGCCCGCGTGAAAGCGTCGGGCATGGTGGTGCAGGCGCCGAGCGGGTACCCGATGCAGAATCCCTATCTCGCGATCGCGACGAAGGCACTGGCCGGCTGCCAGAAACTCTGGCCGGAGCTCGGCCTGACGCCCTCGAGCCGGTCGCGCGTGACCGCCGCCGGCCCACTGCCCGCCGCCGGCGAAACCGAGACGACGCTGGCGCGCCTGCAGCGCCAGGCCTCGGAACTGCGGCGGCCGATCCCGGTGAAGTGATGATCCGACTCTGCGCGCGGTGTGGGTGGCCTGCGAATCATGCCGCGCGTTCCCGTTGACGTGCTGTGGTGCGGCAACGCCCGCCAGGGGCGATCGAACGGCTGGAAGTTTCCGCCGGCGGTCGATCGGCACCTGCGCCAGCTCACCGAGGGCAAGCGCGTCCTGCAGTTGTTCGGCGGGCTGTCGCGGTGGGGCGTGCGGCTCGACATCGACTCGACCACGCGGCCGCACGTGCTCGGCGATGCCTGGCTGCCGCCGTTTCGCCAGGACGCGTTCGACGTGGTGATCCTCGACCCGCCGTACCTGGGCATCAACCAGCAGATGAAGAACGCGCTGATCCGCGGCGCCGCCTACTGCGCGCGCGAGCGGCTGATCTGGTTTCACACGATGTGGATCGCCAGCGATTCGGCGTGCGTGCTCGAGCGCGCCTGGCTGGTGCGCGTTGGCGACTCGTGCGCCTGTCGCTGCCTGCAGGTGTTCCGCACGCCGGCGCAGAAGACGGCGCCGCGGCTACATTTCACGCGCGGCCCGGCGATTCGGTACAACCGCTGGCTCGCCGGCAATCAGCGGTTGCCGTTTCCGCCCGAGGTGCGCGCGTGACGTTCCGCCATCGCGTCGATCGGTACGCACTCGCCGTCGACAGTGGGCGGATCGTCGCCGGCCCGTACGTGCGCCTTGCCTGCGCACGGCATCTCGCGGATCGGCAGCGCGCGGCGCGCAAGAGCGGCCACCCGCGCGGGTTCTTTTTCTACGAGGCCGCCGCGAATCACATCATCACGTTCTTCGAGCAGCTGCTGCGCCTGCCCGACACGCTCGACGCCGACGGCGAGCCGATCCCGTTCGACCTGACGCCGGCGAACACGTTCATCGTCGGATCGCTCTTCGGTTGGAAAATGCCCGACGGCTATCGCCGCTTCCGCGAGGCGTACGTGGAGGAGGGCAAAGGCAACAGTAAGACGCCGCTCGCCGCCGGCATCGGCCTCTACGGCCTGACGATGGACGGCGAACAGGCGGCGGAAATCTACAGCGTGGCCTCGAACATCGACCAGGCGCGGATCTGCTGGCTCGACGCCGATCGCATGGTCGAGGCCTCGCCCGATCTGTCCGAGCTGATCAAACGGGGCAAGGACAACCTCGCCTGTCCGGCGACCTTCTCGTGGTTCCGCCCGCTCTCGAAGGACAAGCGCAGCAAGTCGGGCCCGCGCCCGCACATGGTCATCTTCGACGAGGAGCACGAATACGCGGACGCCGTCGTCGTCAACAAGATGCGCGCCGGCACGAAGCGCCGGCGGCAGCCGCTCTCGCTCGGCATCACCAACGCCGGATTCGATCGGACGTCGATCTGCTGGCAGCACCACGAGCACGCGCGGAAAATGCTCGAGGGCCTGGTCGAGGACGATCGCCTGTTCGCGTACGTGTGCGCGCTGGACGAGGGCGACGATCCGCTGACCGATCGCGCGTGCCACGTCAAAGCGAATCCGAACCTCGGCATCGTGATTCAGCAGGAGTACCTCGATCGCCAGGTCACCAACGCGCGCCACATTCCGAGCGAGACCAACACGGTGCTGCGCCTCAACTTCTGCGTCTGGACGCAGGCGCACGTCTCGGCCTGGGAGATGGCGAAGTGGCGGCAGTGCGCGACGTTGACCTGGACGCCGGAAGATCTGATCGCGGCGCGCTGCTACGGCGGGCTCGACCTCGGCCAGACCGACGACTTCGCGGCCTGGGCGCGCCTCTGGGAGCTGCCCGAGTACTGCGTGGTCGCGATGCGGTTCTGGCTGCCGCGGATCGCCTTGACGAAGTATCCCGATCGGCCGTACGCCGAGTGGGAGCGCGCCGGCCTGCTGACCGTGACCGAGGGCGACACCACCGATCTCGACCTGATCGAGGAGACGATCGAGGCGGACGCGCGCGAGGACGGCGTGCTCGAGATCGCATACGACAAACGCTTCGCGCAGCAGCTCGCGCTGCACCTGCAGGGCGCCGGCCTCACGATGGTCGACACGCCGCAGGGCTTCTATTTGAACGAGGCGATCAAGTCGACGCAAAAACTGATCGCCGACGTCGCGCTGGCGCACGGCAACAACCTGATCCTGTCGTGGATGATGGACAACAGCGTCGTGCGCAGTGGCCGCAACAAAGAGATCCGGCTCGACAAGAACGCGTCGAAAGACAAGATCGACGGCGCGGTGGCGCTCGTCATGGCGAACGCGCGACGGATCGCGCAGCTGCCCGAGCAACCCGCCGAGGATCCGGATCTGGTCATCGCGTAGGGAGGGTGCGCCCATGGGAGATCCTCGCCGGCCCGGCCGTCCGCCGTTGGCGCCTGGACAGCACCCGGCGCGCGTGCAAGTGCGGGTCACACCCGCCGACTACGATCGCGCCTATCAGCGGGCCCAGCGCGAGGGCATTAGCGTCGCGGAACTCCTGCGCCGGGGCCTGTCGCGCGAGTTGACCGACGACGCTGCGGACGAATAACCGACACCGAAAATTCCCTCGGCGGGCGTTTGCCCGACACTGACGGGCACATGAGGTGGTGGCGCGCGCTGATGTGGTGGCGACCGCCCTGCCTCCTGCGGACCGTGGTGATCAGTCTGAAAGACGATCCGGGCGTCGGCTTGCACGGTGTGCTGTGGCGCACGCGCGGGCCGTGGCTCGTGCTGCGCCAGCCGTCGACGCTCTCGGCGGACGGCCAGAAGACGGCGATCGCCGGCGCCGAGGCCCTCGTGCATCGCTCCAACGTCGCGTTTCTCGTGGTGGAGTCCTGATGGCGATCGTCCCGGTGGCGGGCGGCGGTTATCAGGTCGTGCGCGGCGACCCGACGCGGCCGCCCTACGGCGGGACGCCGTACTACGCGGCGGCGACGTCGACCTGGATGCTGTCGGCCGCCTACGCCGCGATCTACGCGACGCAAATCAACGTGCGGAAGTGCGTGGACTTCCTCGCCCGCAACGCCGCGCAAGTGGGCCTGCACGTCTTTCGACGGGTCAGCGACACCGACCGCCAGCGGGTGAGCGATCACCCGCTCGCGCAGTGGCTCGCGAACCCGAATCCGGCGATGACCGCCTACCGCCTGATCGAGGCGTTGATGGCCGATCTCGCGCTCTACGGCCAGGCGTACTGGCTGAAGGATCGGCAGAGCGGCGGGCGGCTGTCGCTCGTGCGCCTGCCGCCGCAGGAGATCACCGTGTATGGCGGCTTGCTCCCGACCGCCTTCGTGTGGACCGTCGGCGGCGGGCCCGTGCCGCTGCCGACGAGCGACGTCGTGCCCTTCGGCACCTACAACCCGATCGATCCCAAGTGCGGGTTGTCGCTGCTCGAGTCGCTGCGCCTGACGCTCGAGGAGGACCTGGCCGCGAACGAGTCGCGCCGACGCTACTGGCAGAACGGCACGCGGATCGACGGCGTGATCCAGCGGCCGCGCGAGGCGCCGAAATGGACGCCGCCGCAGAAACAATCCTTCCGCGAGCAGCTCCAGGCGCGTCATAGCGGGCCGCAGGGCACCGGCGGCGTGCTCGTGCTCGAGGAGGGGATGACCTTTCAGCCGATGGGGTTCTCGGCGAAGGACTCCGAGTACATCCCGGCGCGCAAGTTCAGCGCGGAGGAAGTCGCCGCGCTGTATCAGATCCCGCTGCCGATGGTTGGCATTCTCGATCACGCGACCTTCTCGAACATCAAGGAACAGCACAAGCAAATGCTCACGGACTGCCTCGGGCCGTGGTTCACGCACATCGAGCAAGGCATTGAGAAGTTCCTGCTGCCGGAAGCGGCCGAGAGCGCCGACGTGTACGTGGAGTTCAACGTGGCGGAAAAACTCAAAGGCTCGTTCGAGGAGCAGACCAACGGCTTGCGGGTCGCGGTGGGCCGGCCGTTCATGACCGCGAACGAAGCGCGCGCGCGACTGAACCTGCCGCGCATGACCGATGACCCGACCGCCGATCAGTTGGCGGCGCAGCAGGGCGGCCCGAGTACCGGCGCGTCGGTGGACGCCGGCGGCGGCACGCCGCCGCCCGACCCCGCGGCGGCGGCGCAGGTCGAGCCGGTCGTGCGCGCGGCGCTCGCGCGCCAGGCGGCGCGGCTGCAGAAGGTCGCAATCGACGCGCGGGCGGACAGCCTGAACCACGCCCGCTGCACCAGCGAGCTCGCCGCCGATCTCGCGCCGCTGCTCGGTCGTGCCGGCGCGCTCGAGTATGCGGCGCGCGTCACCGATCAGACCTACGTGATGCTCGTCGAACGCCGCGACCCGTTCGCCGTCGATCGCGACCTGCCTTCCCGCGAGGTGCCGTATGCCCCGTAATCCGAGTCGGTACGATCACCTGATCGCGTTCGCGCTCGAGCATCCGTGGGCGATCACGCCGGCGATGGGCAGTCTGATCGCGGGCATTCTCGCGCGTCGGCTGGCGGGTGACGATCCCGACGAGGCCGCGATCGCGGCTGCCCGCGCCGCGCGGGCGACGCAGAGCGTCCCGGTCACCTCCGAGGGCGGCCTGGTGGCGGTGATTCCGCTGCACGGTGTCATCGCGCCGCGCATGAATCTGTTCTCGGACGTCTCCGGCGGCGCGACGTTCGAGGGCTTGACGGAGCAGCTCCACGCCGCGATGGCCGATCCCGCGGTGAAAACGATCGTCTTCGACGTCGACAGCCCGGGCGGCAACGTCGCCGGCGCCACCGAGTTCTCGCGCGAAGTGCTCAAGGCCCGCACGCAAAAGACGATCATCGCGTCGGGCAATCATCTGCTCGCCAGCGCGGCGTACTGGGCGATGGCCGGCGCCACCGAGATCGTGGCGTCGCCGTCGTCGCTGGTCGGATCGATCGGCGTGCTGACGCTCCACGACGACATCACCGCGGCGCTCGACAAACTGGGGATCAAGCGCGAAGTGATCAGCGCCGGGAAATACAAGGGCGAAGGCGCCGGCGGCGGACCGCTGACACCGGAGGCGCGCGCGCATGTCCAGGACTTAATCGACGGCGCGTACGGCCGCTTCGTTGGCGACGTGGCCGTGGGGCGCGGTGTCAAGCCGGCGGCGGTGCGTGCCGGCTTCGGCGAAGGCCGCGCGTTGGGAGCTGAGGCGGCGCTCGAGGCGGGACTCATCGACCGCATCGCGCCGCTCGAAGAGACACTCGCCCGCGTGACGAAAGCGCCGACGGGCGCCGGCACGCGTGTGGCGGTCGTTGCACCGTCCGTGACCACAGGCCAGGAGCCGCCGATCGCGGCCACGTCTCAGGAGTCACGCGCCGTGCGCGATCCCTCGTTTGTCGAGTACGAGCAGCGGGTGCTCGCGCTCGCCTTGAAGGGGCTGCAATGAACATCCTGCAACTCGAACGCGACCTGCGCGCCGCGAAGGAAAAAGCCGCGGGCCTGATCGCCGAGACGACGCGCGCCTGCGAGGCGCATGTGGTGGTCAACGCCGACGGTACGAAGACCACCGGCCGGCTGATGACCGACGAGGAGAAACAGAAGATCGGCGCTGCGCTCGCGGAGGCCGAAGCGATTCAGAAACGCATCGACGCCGCCAAGGGCGACGCGGACCTGATCGCGCGGCTCGACAAACTGACCGGCACCGGCGGACCGGCGCGGCCGTTCTCCCTCGGTGCGGCGCCCTTCGAGCGGCGCAGCATCGGCCAGCAGTTCACGCAGTCGCCCGACTTCCGCGACTTCATCAAGAGCGGCGCGCACCGGGGATCGAACGCCTGGACGTCGCCGGCGATCGAGTGCTACGAGCCGGCGCCGTCGATGTACGGCACGCTGCTGAGCGAGGACCCCGCGTCCGGCGGCAAGCTCGTCGTCCCGCAGTACCTGCCCGGCATCCAGCCGTTGATGTTCAAGCGGCTCGTCGTCGCACAGTTGATCGCGTCGGGCACGACCGGCTCGAACGCGATCATCTACATGGTCGAGACGACGTTCACCAACGCCGCCGCACCCGTGGCGGAAGGGGCGGCGAAACCGGAAAGCGCGCTCGTGTTCGATCAGCGGACCGATCCGGTGCAGAAGATCGCGCACTGGCTGCCGGTGACTGAGGAGCTCCTCGAGGACGAGCCGGCGATCGCGGCCTACATCGACGCGCGCCTCACGCTCGGTGTGCAGCTGGCCGAGGAAGACCAACTCCTCAACGGCAACGGCACGCCGCCGAACATCCTCGGCCTGATGAATCGCTCCGGCCTCGCGACCGCCGTCGCGCGCAACGCCGGCGCGACGCCGCCCGAGACCAACGCCGACGCCATCCTGCGCCAGATCACCGCGATCGCCACCACCGCCTTCGTCTACCCGGAAGGCGTCGTGATGAACCCGACGAACTGGTTCACGATCCAGACGAGCAAGGACAACAACGGCCAGTACTACGGCGGCGGCCCGTTCTCGCCGCTGCCGACGCCGACGCTGTGGGGTCTGCCCGTGGCGCCGACGCCGTCGATCGTGTTGGGCACGGCCTTGGTCGGCGCGTACAACTCGCAGGCGCAGGTGTTCCGCAAGGGCGGCATCCGCGTGGCGGCTTCAAATTCGCACCAGGATTATTTCGTCAAGAACCTGGTGGCGATCCGCGCCGAGGAACGGCTCGCGCTGGCCTGCTATCGCCCCGGCGCGTTCGGCAAAGTGACGGGCCTCAACTGATGACCGCTGCTGTCGACGTCCAGGCGGTCGATATGTCGGTGCCGGGCTGGAGCAATCAGCCGCCCGGCCCGACCGTCCCGACGCCCACCGAGCAGACGCCGACCTTCCCGCCGCCCGGCTTCAGCAACGCCGGCGCCGCGGCGACCGGCGCGCTTGCCGGCATCCCGGGCAGCTTCACGCCGGCCGGCGCGCAGCTGCCGCTCGCGATGACCGGCATCACCGCCACGCCGGCGACGGCGTGGACCCCCGGGCAATACGTCGTCCTGCGCGACGGCTCGTACCAACACTGGACGAGCACGGCGTGGGCCGGCGGGAAAGCGTGACCCCATGACTGACGAGACTGGTGAGACGGTCGAGGCGCCGGCGCCGCCGGCGCCCGGCTGGAGTAACACGACGGACACCGTCGGCGAGGCGCCGCCGCCGCCGGTCGAGGCGGGCGATCAGGAGCTCGCGCCGGGCTGGTCGAACGAGCGGGCCGTCCGACGTGAGGACACGGAGACGCCATGAGCCTCTGGTGGCCGGACCCTGGCCCGTGCCCGGTGGACGATGCGCCGCATACGACGTGCACGAGTCCGGACGCGGTCGGCCGCCGGATCGTGATCGTGCAGCTGCCGATGCGCGATGCCCAACTCGAGGCGGCGCGGCCGGCGATCGCCGCGCCGCCGGTCGTGACACTGCAACCAGGCGAGGTCACGACGGCGACGTACCGCCGGAAGAAGCGCGCATGACCGAGCCGCGCGCCGCCGCCAGTTCGTTCGTCCGCCCGCCGTGGGCACAGCCGGCGGCGGTCGCCTCCGTGCTGGTCGACGGGCCCGCGGAGGAACCGCTGACGATCGCGGAGGGGAAGTTGCGCGCCGGCCTCGACTGGCCGGACGGCGATCCGCGCGACGACCTGATGGCGAGTTTCATCGCCGCGGCGCGGAACAAGGTCGAGCAGGACACCGGCCTCGCGTTGCTGACGCAGACGCGCGATGTCACGTGGTACTGGGAGCCGGAGGCGGCGCCGATGCAACTGCCGCTGCCGTGGCAGGCGGCGCCCGTGCAGTCGATGACGGACCCGCAGGGCCGCGTCATCACGGCCACCGTGATCGCCGGCACGCTGGTCCTCGAGTGGAGCACGCCGCCGGTCGCTGGCACGTACCGGATCGTCGCCGGCTGGCCGTCGGTCGATGCGCTGAAGGCCGAGGCGCCGCTGCTCTATCACGCCGTCGGCCTGTTAACGGCGCACTTCGCCACGCTCGGGCGCGACCTCGCGAGTACCGATGCGGCCACGCTGGTGCCGTACGGCTATGAGGAGGCGATCGCGCCGCATCGGCTGATCTGGTTGACGTAATGGGGCTGATTGGCGTGCAGACGGCGATCAGCGCGCGCGTGCAGCGCGTGTCGCTCGTCGGTCCCGGTGGGGCGCCCGTCCCCGATGGCGATGGCGGCTACACCGTGCCGCCGGCGGCGCTCGATCCGCCGATCGTCTCGGCGGAGATCCGACCGGCGACCACGGCGGATCTCGAGCGCCTGGCCGCCGGCACCGTGCTGGCGCAGGCGAGTCAGTTGGTGTTCATGCCGTTCCACCCGGGCGTCGACACCACGACGGTCCTGTCGTGGACCGACCCGGCCGGACGCGCGCACACCGCGAGCGTCGTCGGCGCGGTCAACGTCGACGGGCGCTGCCGCGAGCTCGTGGTCGGCATCGTGGAGATCGTGCCGTGAGTCTGCGCTTCCGCTTCGAGGGCCTCGAGGAGCTGAAACAACAGCTCCTGAAGTTGCCGGCGGATCTGGCCGGTGACGCCGTCGACATCGTGCAGGGCATCGCCGACGAGGCGGCCGACGCGGTGCGCGACGGGTACCCGGTGCGCGAGACCGGGCTGCATCCGGGACGGTTCCGCAAAAGTAGGTGGTTTCCGCCCGGGCAACTCAAGGGGCGCGTGTCGGTGCGCCGCAGCAACGGGCCGACGTGGACCGGCGCCGAAGTCATCAGCGGCTCGCCGATCGCGTGGTTGTACGACAACGGTTCGGAGGCGCGGCACTGGCGCAACGGGAAGTACGTCGGCCGGATGCCGCCGACGCACCACTTCGTCAAAACGATGATCCGCTACCGCGCGATCATGGGCGAGGCCCTCAAGCGCCTGCTCGAATACGCCGGCCTCCGCGTCACGGGGTCCTACACCGATGCTGCCTGATGCCTCCGACATCGACGCGGCGATCCTCGCCACGCTCAGCGGCGACGCCACGCTGCAGGCGCTCGCGCCGCAAGGCGTGTGGTTTGACGAGGCGCCGGCCGGGTCGAAGGCGTTCGTGATCGTGTCGCTCGTCGATGAGCGCGACGAAGAAGAATTCGGCCAATGCGCGTACGAGGACGCGCTCTATGCGGTGACCTTTCGCGAACTGAAGACGCCCAACGGCGGCAGCAACGCCAAGGCGGCGGCGGCGCGGATTCACGCGCTGCTCGAAGACCAGCCGTTGACGGTCAGCGGCTACAGCTGGATGACCATCCACCGGGAACAGCGGCTGCGCCAGACGGAAGTCGATGCCGTCGACGCCTCGATTCGCTGGAACCACCGCGGCGGCCATTACCGCGTCATGTTTTCACGAGGAGCGTAGAGCTATGCCGATTCTGAGCGGACGCTACGGCAAGATCAGCTACAGCGACACCGGGGTGGCGCCCACCGTCGAGATCGTGTCGCTGAACACCTGGAAGGCGGACTTCAAAACCGAGTACGAAGACGTCAGCTGCTACGGGGACCCCAACAAGGTCTACGTGCCCGGCATGATGGACGTCGCGGGCGGGGTCGGCGGCTTCTGGAATTCGTCCGAAACCGCCCTGTTCGACGCGGCCAAGGCGACGACGCCGGGGCTGCTCGAGCTGATGATGAACGCCAACGAACCGACGTTCCTGTTCTCGGGGCTGGCCTATCTCGATGCGAGCATCGACTGCAGCATGAAAGCGCCGAAGGTCGCCGGGAACTTCCGCGCCGCCGGACCGTGGACCGGGCCGACGGGTTCCTGACGCGCGATGTTCCAGTCGATCCGGCTGTTCGGCACCACCGGTACGATTCTCTGGGGCGAGTATGTGCCGGCCGCCGAACTGCGGGCGTGGACGATCCGGCATCACCGGCCGGATCGCACCCACGATGCGCGCTGGACGTTGACCGCGACCTTCAGCCGCGTCACCAACAAGTTCGCCCTCCGGCAGCGCCCGCTGCACTTCTCGGCGCCGCGCGCCGGCGGCTACTGGCACTGGCCGCTGGAGCCGCAGTCGATTCAGGTCAGCGACACGACGCTGCAGGCGACGCTCGGCCGCCCCGTGCGATGAAAGGACCCTGATGATTCGGTTTCTCCGACCTGACCTGACGACGCTGCCCTTAAGCGATGGCGAAACGATTCGCGTCCGGAACCGGCTCAGTGCCGGCGAGCAGCGCGTCTACTTCGCGCGCAAGTACCTGATCAACGCGGAGGGCAAAGCGACGGTCAACGTCTTCCAACATGGCCTCGCGCTGGTGACGGCGTTTCTCGTGGACTGGTCCGCCCGCGACGACAGCGGCGCGAAGATCGAGATCACGGGCATCTCCGTCGATGACCTTACCGCCATCCTCGACCGGCTCGACCCCGACAGCTACCAGGAGATTCTCGACGCCATCCAAGCGCACGTCGAGCGGCAGGACGCGGCCCGCGCGGAAAAAAAAACGACCCCCGGTGGCGCGCCGCCGCTCTCACCGACCTCACCCTCGCCGTCCGTTGCGGCTGGCGTGTTGATTGGGTCCGCGACTTAGACGTCGATGACTACGAGTTGCTCCGCGCGATGATGCTGCCGCCGCCCGCACCGGAGTTCGCCGAGACCGAGTAACCCAATGCCGCTCACCGGTCGCCTCGACGCCGACTTCTCGAGCTTCACCACCGCCGTCAACCAGGCGGTCGGCGATGCCGCGCGCCTGCAGACCGCCGAAGCGGGCGTCCAGCAGCAACAGGATCGGGTCACCGCGTCGGTCGACAAGTCGGTCACCAGCTACGCCGCGCTCGGCGCCGAAGCCCCGTCCGACATGGACCGCCTGATGGCGGCGACGCGCGGGGTGGCCGACGAAACCGAACAAGCCGTCGTCCATCACAACAACCTGACCGATTCACTCGGCCAGTTCGATCGGCTGCTCTCGAAGGTCGGCGTCAACCTGACGAGTGAGATTGGTGCCCTGAAGGAAGTCGAATCCGCCGCCGGCAAAACCACGACGGAGCTGGGCGCGCTCGGCACGGCCGGCCTCGCGATCGGCACGGCGTTCGCCTCCTACGATCTCACGCGCAAGGCGCTGGAATTCCTCGGCCTGAAAGAGGCCGTCGACAGTACGGCGGAGTCCTTCTGGCGCTTCGTGCTGCGCTTGGATGATCCGGCGCTCGTGACCGCCGCCGCCAAGCAGGACGCGATCACCAACGCGATCAAGGCGGGCGCCCCGGAGACGATCAAGTACGCCGACGCGGTCAAGTACCTCACCGACAAACACACGGCCGCCGTCGCCGCGCAAAAGGCGTACGACGAAGGGATCGCGCATCTGACGATCGTCGGGCAGAACTGGCAGGCGGTCCTCGCCGCGATGGACCCGCTCGTCGTCGATCAGTCGCTGCGGTTCCTCGAGCTCGGCGCGTCGGCCAAGGACCTAGCCGGCGCCTTCAAACTGAACGAGTCGCAGGTCGCGGCGCTCGCCTCGGCGCACAAGGCGCTCGTCGACACGACGAAGGCGGCGACCGCCGCGCAGAAAGACCACGAAGCGGCGCTGCAGGCCTTCGACAAGTTGGTCGCCGACGAACACCTGACCACGCTCAAGATGGCCTGGGACCACGAGAAGGAGTGGAACAAGGAACGCGAAGCCGCGACCAAGGCGATGAACGACACGATCCTGGCCGGGTTCAAACAGATCCAGGACGCCGAAACGAAACTCGCGCAGATGTCGATGGCGACGACGGCGACCACCTTCGACCAGCGCATCCAGAAGATTCGCGAGTGGGCCGACCACGAGATCGCCGCGTTCAAGGGCACCGCCGACCAGCGCGCCCAGTACACCGAAGTCATCGAGACGCAGGTGCTGTACCTCGAGCAGAAAGAGATCGACGCCGAGAACAAGGTCACCGCCGCCAGTACGACCGGCGCCGACACGCGCGTCGCCAACCATCAGCGGGTGGCCGGCGCGATCGGCGGCGAGATCGATGCGCTGGATCGGCTCGCCTCGCTCGCCGAGCGTGGCCCACTCGGCGGCGCCGGCGGCTCGCTCGCGCTGCCCGGCTTCAGTAGTCCCGAGGAGATGAACGCGGCGCTGACCGCGTTCTACGACCAGTTCACCGGCGCCGCCGGCGGCATCGGCCAGATGGGCGGCGGCATTCCGATGGTCGGGTTCGGCGGCGGCATGAACGTCGGCCAGCCACGCTCGCTGCTGCCCGGCGGCGGCAGCATCAGCAACACCTTCAACATCGTCGACACCGCCGAGAACCTGGCGCGGAAGGTCGGCGACCTCCTGACGCGGGACGTCTATCGCGGCACCAAGGTGGGCGGCTACTGATGGCGACCCAGCCCGCCGCCCTCGGCATGCTGCGCCTGAACAACGCGCGGCTGAACTATCTGTCGGCGGCGCTCGTGCGCGTGCGCGCCACCCGCGTAGCGATCTGGGTCGGCGGCGCGCTCGTCACGGCGCGCGTCCGCAAGTCCGGCCTGACGATCCGCGATGTGCTGAACGACTCGCCGAACTCGGCGACGTTCGTGATGGTCGGCGCCGCGCCGGAGGTCGATCAGTTGGTCCGCATCACCCTCAACAGTGACGCGCCGCGGCTGCTGTTCGACGGCTCGATCGAAAGCGTGACGAGCTCCTACACCGGCCGATCCGCGCCGACGCGGCCGCGACAGGTCGGCTGGCTGGTGCGCGCCACCGACGGCACCGCGCGGGCGAACGTCCGTCTGCCATTCGGCAGCTGGACGAACCTCTGCGCCTCGACCGTCGCGCTCGACATCATGAACGGGTTCGGCTACGGGTTTTCCGCGCACCACATCGAACCCAACCTGCCGCCGGTCTCGGTGAACCTCGATGGCTCCGAGGGCATGAACGGCGCGATGCGCCAGATCGCGAAGTTGATCGGCGGCTTCTTCTATTGGGAAGACTTCGACCTGCATCTGTTTCGGACGGAAGCGACCGAGGTTCCCGATCCGATTGACGACACGCCCGGCCGGTTTCTCGATCAACCGCCGATCACCTCGACCATCGATGTCTCACAGTTGCGGACGCGCGTCTACGGCAAAGGCCACGGCGAGTCCACCCTCAGCGACGTCGCGGCCGGTGACACGGCGATTCCGCTGACCTCGACGGTCATGTTCAACCAAGCCGGCGGCCGGGCGATCAGCGAGACGCAGCAGCTGACCTACGGCGCGGTGACGCAAGCGCAACCCGGCGATCCGCCGGTGGCGCGCTGCAGCGGCGGGGTCGGCCTCAGCAGCGGCACCTATCGGTACGGCTATACCGACGTCACGGCGTCGGGCGAATCGTTGGTGAGTCCGGCGGCGTCCGTCGTCACCGGCCTCGTGGATCCCCCCGTGAGCGCCCCGTCACCGACGGCGCAGAATGGCGCGGGCCTAGAGGACGGGCTGCATCACTACGTCACGACGTTCGTGATCGGCAGCGGTGAGACGACGCCCGGCCCGATCAGCGCGGGCGTGACGACGAGCTCCATACCGCCCAATCCGGTCACGCCGCCCGGGTCCGCGCCGACACTGGCGGCGCCGGCGACGATCGGCAATCTGCCGCCGTACCGGAACTATAAATACGCCTGCACGTTTGGCACATCGGCGGGCGAAACGCCCGGCGGACCGATCAGCGCGGCCATCTCCGCCCGGGTGCTCATCACCGGGAACATTCAGGTCAGCGCCGTGATGATCCCGGGCGGTTCGCTGCAAGCCGGGCAGTACTACGGCTGGCAAATCACCGTGACGACGGCGAAGGGGGAGTCGACCACGCAAGCCAGCGGCAGCGGGCCGTGGTGCGACGGCACCAATGCCCAGATCCAGTGGACGATCACGCACAGCGCCGCCTTCGAACCCCGGATGACCAGCATTCGGATCTATCGGGTCAAAGGCGGCGGCGGCTCCTACGGGTTTGTCGGATCGGTCGGGCCCGACGGCGGCACCTTTGTCGATAACCTCGCCAACGGGGCGATGGGCGGCGCGCCGCCGATCACCGATACGGCGCAGGGCGGCGTGCTCGTCCTCTCGAACATCCCGACCTCCCCGGATGGCCGCGTGACCAAACGCCGGATCTATCGCACGACGGCGGACGGATCGCAGCCGAAGTTCCTCGCGACGATCAGCGACAACGTGACCACCGGCGTCACCGACAACGCCCTCGATGCGAGTCTCGGCGTGAACATGCCCACGTCCGACACCACCGGCGGCAGTGCAACCTACACGCAGCAGGTCGCGCTCGCGAACATCCCGCTCGGCGACAGCAGCGTCAACGCGCGGCGGCTCTATCGCCGCTACAACAACGCCGGCGACTTCTTGTTCGTCGGCGCGATCAGCGACAACGTGACGGTGACCTTCCTCGACGCGACGCCGAACGCCTATCGCGGGCCGGCGGCGCCGACTACCAACTCGGCGGCAGGCCTGCAGGTGACGCTCAGTGCGCTGCTGCCGGGCCCGGCCGGGACCATCGCGCGCAAGGTCTACCGCAGCGTCCTGAACGGCTCGTCGCTGAAGTTCCTGCGCTCGGTCAGCGACAACACCACCACGAGCATCGTCGATGCGGCCGCCGATGCCACGCTCGGGGCGGCGCCGCCGGCGACGGATACCTCGGCGCTTGGCGGCGGGTTCACGACGACGGCGTCGGTGACGGCCGCCGGTGCCACGTCGATGGATCTGGTGACCGCCGGGATCTCGAAGGCAACCGGCGGCTGGGTCCGCATCGGCGACTCCGCCGTCCGCTACACCGGCAAGTCTGGGAACACGCTGACCGGCATTCCGGCCACCGGCCCGGGCTGCGTCGCCGCCGCGATCCCGGCCGGCACGCTGGTGCAGGAGGCGTCCGTCCTGACCGGCGTGACCGGTCTCCTACGCGCGTTGCGGAAAGGCGCGCCGGTCAACATCTGGGTCCAACGCGATGACGTCCCGGCGCAGCAGGCGTTCGCCGCGCGCGGCTCGACGGTCGACCATCCCATCGACGGCGTGCTCGAGCACGAGATCGTGGACGAGCGGCGCGGCGAAGCCTCGCTCAGTGCCTACTGCGATGCGGATCTGCAGGTCTTCAGCCGGCCGATTCAAACCGTCACCTATGCGACGCGCGACGTGAAGACCAAGAGTGGCCGCCCCATTGTCATCAACCTGACGGTGCCGCCCATCGCCGCGACCTTGACGATTCAGGACGTGACCATCACGCAGATCGACACGCTGCCGGGGGTGCCGCCGCGCTACGACGTCAGCGCGAGCACGATGCGCTTCTCTGTGCAGGACCTCCTCGCGCGCTTGGCTGACACGCTCGAAGGACAGTGACATGCCGATAGACCGCACCGCCTACAACGCGCTCGTGGACGATGACGGCACCAACACTGTCGGCACCGTCTGGAACAAGACGCAGATCAAGAACGTCCTGCTCGACCCCATCGACCAGGCGCTGAGCAGCGCCCTAGTGCAGACGATTACGCTGACGGGGTTACAGAACAACGTCGCGATCACGCCGGGCATCGGGTGGCTGCGCTGCAACAACGCGAGTCTGCTCACGCTATCCGGTCTCGCCGGCGGCCTCGACGGGCAGGTACTGACGATCTCCGCCATCGGCAATGGGCAGGTCAACCTGACGCATAACGATGGCAGTTCCAGCACCGGCAACCGCCTGTACAACGTTCTCACCAGCGGACCAACCTCGCTCATCACCGGCGGCGCCGCGACCTATCGCTACGACGCGGCGTCGGCGATCTGGCGGCTGGTGCAGCATCACCAGGGCGGCCCGATCGCCTGCGTGCCGACGGCGGGCGGTACCTCGACCTATACCGTGCAGAGCACCTACTACACGGTCAGCGGCCGGGTGGTGACGTTTCAGATCCGGCTGGCCGTCAACGCCATTGGCACCGGCTCGCTGAGTACGCTCGCCACCGGCATCCCGTACACGGTGCTCGACACCGTGAGTGTCTATCTCGGGGTGTGGTCCAACCTCACGGTGGGCTTTGTCTTCGTCGGCGGGTACATTCCGCCCGGTTCTCCGACGATCAACTTCACCGGCCTGACGGCGGCGGCGGCGAGCCTGCCCAACGCCAACATCCTCAAAGACGGTAGCACCCTCAACATCAACGGCTCGTTCGTGGCGAACTAGACAAGGAGCAGCGTATGAGCGTCGGCATTGCGACCACCAAAGACGACATCGACAAGCGCGCCGGAGACATCGCGCGGCTGTTCCAGGCGAACTTCAACGACGTCGTCGTCCTGCAGGGCTATCTCGAGGCGACGCCGGATGCCGACCTGATCGCGCTCGGCTACAGCGATCAGGAGGTCGCGACCCTGAAGACGGCGCTCCTCGACCTGACGCAACTCGGACAAATCTGGACCGGCAACGCGGCGCTGCCGACGGCGAAGGACTTCCGCACCTTCGTGCGGCAGCTCTGGGGTGTCGGCGCGTTCTGAGAGAGGAGCCAGCATGGCGCGGAAACAACCGATCACCACGGCCGACCCGATGGAGCGCACGATCGCCGTCGCCCTCGTGCCGGTCGTCAGCGGCGCCGACGTCGAAGTCCAAGTCGGCGCGTCGCCGAACCTCTGGCTGCACGGCATCACCGACGCCTCGGGCTATGTGGCGTGGCAGTGGACCGACCAACTCGGCGACTCGGCGATCCGCGTCCGCGCCGCCGGCTATCAGGACTATCTCGTGTCCTGTCACTGGAAAACGCTCAGCGACCCCGACGTCGGCGAGCCGCCGCTCAATCACCAACTCACGGTGGGCGGGGAGTTGCCACCGCTGGTCCCTTTCGCGCCGCCGGTGGTGCCGGGCGTTGAGTCGGGGCCGCTGACCATCGCCCGGCCGACCATCCGCGACGACACCGGCGCGTGCTGGCAGTGGCGCGGCTTCACCGATTTTTTGTTGTTCTACCGGTTCCTCACCGGCGTCGACATCCAGCCGTTCCTCGACGAGCGCATCGGGCTGGGCGCCAACGTGTTGCGCGTTTTCAGCATGGTCGGGTGGACCGAATGTCAGCCGCCGTTCTATCCGGAGCACTTCGTCGGCTACTACGACAAGCTCGCGGCGTTCGCGGATCGCCTCGCGGCGTGCGGCGTCCGCTTCGAGCTCACCGTCTTCGCCGATGCCCAGATCGTGATGCCCGACGCCGCGGACCGCGAGGCGCACCTGCGGGACTGCCTCGACGCCCTGCGATCGAAGTGGAACAAGATCGTGGAGGTCGCCAACGAACCGTTTAAAAATTTGCCGGGCGGTGATGAGGAAGCGATTCACCTCGCCGTGATGGCCCAGCAGTACGACCCGACCTGTCTGATCGCGAGCGGGGAGTATTCGTCCTGGCCGCCGGCGCTGACCGCGAGCTACGGCACCACGCATTGTGATCGCTCGGAGGACTGGCCGCGCAAGTGCAAGGACCTCAAGGACCGCTGCGACGAAAGCCAGCAGACGCCGTGGATCGGCGACGAACCGATGGGCGCGGCGGAAGTCTCCGAGCCCGGCCGGCGCGACGCCAACCCGGACAATCACGCGTGGTACGCGAGCGGCGCGCAGATGTTTTCGCCGGGCGCCACCTACCATTGCGAAGACGGCATTCACAGCCGGACGCCGATCGGCCCGAATCAAACGGCGTGCGCAAAACGGTTCTTCGAGGCGTTGCGCTGGACGCCGAAAGAGGCGCTGACCTGGCCGTATCAGCGCGGCGACATGGGCAGCGAAGCCGGCGTCGGTAACATGCCGATTCTCCACGACGACGCGCTCGAAGCGCGCAGCTACTGCAAGAGCGACGGCGGCCGGAGCTGGTGCATCCAGATCCAGACGAGCCGCGAGCACGCCACGCCGCGCGACGGCTGGCGCGTCGTCAGCGAGCCGTGGAAAGGCTTCGTCTACCTCGAGAAACCGTAGGAGGGATCGTGGCGGACATCCCGGCAGCCGAACAGGCGATCTACGACGCGCAGGCGAACCTCGACGTCGCGCTCACCGCGCTCGGCGACACGCCGGAGCCGCCCGACGGCAGCTACCGCGCGCGCACCGACACGACGCCGGAACCGAAACCGCCGCCGCTGGCGCTCGGGCCCGCCGGGTTCGCGTTTCAGGACCCCGTCTTCGGTACCGAGCTGATTCGTCTCACCGACGAGTACACCTGCGGCGGCGCGGCGTGTCGCGCGCCGTCGAACGCGCACGTCGCCGCGTGGAGCAGCGACGGCCGCCGCTGCTACGTGATGAAGGCGACCGGCGGTTCGCAGTTGTTCACGTTCGATGCGCGGCGCCGCCGCGCGCGGCTCGATCTGTTCGACGTCGATCGCGTCCTCGGACTGAAAGGGCCGAAGGGCACCGACCCGATCGACATCAAGAGCTACGTCGAGCCGAGCTTCAGCTTCGAGGACCCGGACGTCATCCTCGGCTGCGGCGGCGACAACCATCGGACGATCTACGCCGTCAACCTGCGGACCGGCGCGCCGACGCTGCTCTGTAACCTCGATGAGCGATACGACTTCATGGCGGACATCGGCGGCTACTGCAACGCGCTCGTGACGGCGGAGCGAACGTGGGTCATCGCGTTCGGCGGGCAGCAGCAGGACGAACATCACTTCCTCCACGTCCAGCGCACCGACGGCTGGTGGGCGGGCCAGGACCTCTATCAGTGGGGCTGCCACATTCACTCGGTCGCCATCGATCACTCGGGGCGCTTCCCGCTGATCTACACGACGAGCGCCGACATCCAGGCGGGCCGGCCGAAACTCTTCGTCTGGGATCTGGTCACCGGGACGATGACCGGCGTCTACCAGCCGCAGCACTTCGTTTCTGGTCACGACTGCCAGGGCTACGGCGTCAGCTTCAATCAGGACGCGCAAGGCCAGTACGACGGCATGCAGTGGCAGCGGCGGTCGCTCCTCGATCCGACCGTCTCTGAGAACGTCCTGCCGCAGACGTTGACGCCGCAGCAAACCTACATCGAGGACCACAGCAACTATCGGAACGCGGACCCGGAGCACACGCGGCCGTTCTTCAGCTTTACCTGGCGCCACGACAACGCGACCGGTCCGGTGCGCGCGTGGGACGACGAGGTGATCGCCGTCAAGCCGGACGGCTCAGCGGTCTATCGCTTCCTGCACCATCAGAGCATTGGCGGTGATCAGGAGTTCTGGGACCAGTGCCTCGGCCACGTCCGGCCGGCCGGCGACTGGGGCTCGTTCAGCACCAACTGGGGCAAAACCTTAAGGGACGCGCGGCAGGACGTGTTCCTGTTTCACGCGGCGTGAGCTCGGAACCTGCACCTTGGAAAGTGCAGATTGGGAGGAGATCCCCATGCTGTCCGTCACTCTGCTCGTCGTCCTGGCGGCGTTCGTCTGTGCCATCGGCTCGGCGATGGGCAAGGTCCCACTCTGGGTCGCCGTCGTCCTGCTCTGCATCGCGCAGCTGCTCGGCATTCTCCCGCGGTGATCGTCACCGTCTGGTTCGTCGTCGTGCTCTGGATTCTGATCCTGCTCGCCGTCGCGCTCGAGTGGCGGAAGCGCTGAGGCCGGGAAACTTGCGGCCCAGGGCGGCGGCCTCGGCCGCGAGAGTGGCCAGGCGCGCGCGAGCGGTCAGGCGGGCGCGGTCGCGGTCAGGGACGCGGCGCAATAAAAGCCTCCTGGGAGGCCACCCGGCAGGCGCCCGGTTGGCCTGTGGGCCGCGTGGGCGCCGCCGGCGGCCAGTGACCGTATGCCGCCAGCGATCGCGCGCTCTGGGCCGCCCTGGTGGCGCGGTGGGTGGGTGTGGTGGACGCGGGAGGATTCGAACCTCCGACCTACGCCGTGTGAAGGCGCCGCTCTACCGCTGAGCCACGCGTCCCGGTTCCAGTGCGGTTCCTAGACTTCGCAAATCGTTGACCCCGCGCGCCTTCTGACTAGCCGTCCATGCGTGTGAATCGCGCAGCCCATGCGCCCAAAACGGCCACTTGACGGCCATTTTTATTGAGGTGTTCGCGTTTTTCGGCGATCAGGCGTCCGGTTCCTAGGCGAAGCGGAGCGTGCAAAAACTCGCCATATTTCGATCGTGCGTTCGCTAGGACCCGAATCGACCGGTTCCTACAGGCACGATGCCTATCGTTGGCGAGGGTTTTCGGCCGGATTCTCTAGGAACCACTGCGCGCGTGCGAAATAGGCACGAGGGCATATCCGGGCGCCGATTCGGGGTCCTCCAAGGAATCATCACACCCTCTAGGAACCCTAGGAACCGGCTAGGAACCGCCCAGATCACGCCGCGCGCGGTTCTGGACCGCATGAGGCCTATTTGGTTTTTTTGGGGGGGGTGGGTCCTACTGCCAGGACTCGCGATCGCTGCCGCCGTCCTCGACGGTCGCGCGCACCACGTCGCCGACGATGTAGTCATCCGCGCCAATGCGGCGCCGCGCGAGCCAGGTGGCCGCGAGGTTGACCGGCAGGTTGTCGCGCTTGCCGTCCTCGTTGAGCACGAGGACCTCGCGCCGGGCGGCCGTGCCGCCCAGCGTGATCACTTCGATATAGCCGCCGACGAGCGCCTGGAGTTGCGGCAGGAGGCGGGCGCCGCGCTCGAGCGTCA